CTACCTATAGAACAAAATCTTTCTTAGAATTACCATAACCAGAAGTCATTCTTACTAAGTCTTCTGCTAAATATCTTTTAATAACAGTGGCAAGAATTCTACCATCTAATTGTATAGTAGTAGTATTGTTTAGGTTTAGACCTATCTTAGGAATAATAGGAATATTTTCTCTTCCTCCCCACGAATTTTTCCAAGAACCTTTTTCATATGTATCGGGAAGGGTTATCTCGCCAGAACGAATTATTGCACCAAAAAGCCTGTCTTTTTTATCCTCTCTTGGTGTATAATTTCTGGGGTAACTATAATAATTATTTGGAAGTCCTTCATCAGATCCAGCAACAGGAGGAGTTTCCTCGCTTTCTCCAGTGAAAACTCCTCCTGGAATACCTCCACCAACTCCACCCTTACCCATAAGATCCATCCATTCTTGTGTAAGAAACACACTAAAGAAAGAACCATCAGGAAGATTATAAATGCCCTCTAATTGTTTTTCTTCAATACCAATTAGTTTTTCTAAGGCCAATCTAAGGGCAAGTTGATCCCCATGAATTACTCCACCAATCCAGTCTTTACCAAAAACCTGTAATTTATCATCATCTGGCATAAAACCAGGAATAGTTTTAAGAGCAATCATTGCTTGATTAGTATACATCTGTAGTAATGGAAATTGTGCAGAAGTAATATCTAGTGTTTGAACATTTTGTTTAGATGCTGCTCCAGAACCCGTACTTATTAGTCCTTTATCTAATAGTTCCTGTGATGTTTGTTTAAATCCTGCTTCGCTGGCCCCCCCAATTCCTCCAGTTAGTTGATAGACATATTTCCCGAAATCATTAATATAAACACCAAACTGTTCTTGACTATCTAGATAAGCATTAATTTCTGCATCAGATACAGCGTTTGGCCCAGTAGATGGATTTAATTGTCTAAGTCTAGAAAACTCATCTGTTCTATACTGAGACACTATTTTATTATAGTCTGCTCTACTATATGCATCTCCTTGATTTACAATAGATGGCATATTTACTCTTGATGCTTGGGCAGTCCTATTTCCCACCTCAACTATACCAGGAAGTACGGATTCCAAATATGCTATTTTTTCATTTGCTTTATTAAGTGCTTCTTCTTTGGTAAGTTGTACTCCAGTTCCCATATAGTCTATGGTTGTTGTTGGAGCTATGGTTAGTTTATTAAGTTCTTCTATATAATTTTTGGTATCGTAGATTTCGGATGCCATGGCTGTAATGGCGTCCAAAGCCTCAGGAGTACCATTAGCAACTATATTTAAGAATGCTTGATAAGCATCTGCCTCATCATTAATTCCAGTAACATTACCAATAAGTTGCTCTCCAAAAACAGCAGAGAATTTAGTAGCTCTTTCTTCAAAAGTACTAAGAGAGTCTCTTTTTCTAGTGTATTCGGCAGATGTAATATCCCCCTGTTGTAGTTGGGTTAGCAGTGAGGCTTCTGCCTGTTTTCTCATATCAGTTAGTGTTGCACCACTTGCCTTTAACTTGTTTTGCTGTAATAGGTCCAAAGATGTTGCGGGCATTCTATAATCACCTGGATTATTTAATTTAAACAATTCCTTAGACACATCAAAAGTCTTTAGCGCGTCTTTAGCGCTCTGGATGTTAAGTTTTGCCATTCCCTGTATAATTCTATACATCATAACATCTTGATCTATACCAAATGCTTCAAATAAAATGCCGGGAGGTGTGGATAATGTTTTTCCCAACATTGCATCAATAGGTGTTTGTTTTCCTCCTCCAAAAAATAATCCTCCATAAGCAGCATATAAGGCATCTGTACCCAAATCTGGGGAATATTCTGCACGATCTGTTGGATTTATAAGACTTTCAGATTCAATTGCCGCCAATATAGTTGCAATATTGCCCTTTCGTGTTGCGGCTGTAACAAACGCTTCCCCTATTGCAGAACCAATAGATGCACCAATAATAGGACTTATTCCAAGTAGTCCTGAAGCTAACCCGCCAACTAAAGCTCCGGTAAGGTTTGCGGCGGCTTTTTGTAAAGCAAACGGGTCTTCGTCCCTATTTTGTAGATTTCCGATGGCTGGAAGTACACCAGCTAAACCTATTCCAGCAGCAAGGTTAGTGAAATTAAGTCCTCCAGAAAGCAAATCCATTGTTCGTCTTCCACCAAAGGTCATTGCTTGATAGTCTGTTCTTTGTCTAGATGTTCCAATACCAATACCACTTAACAAAAATCTATCTACCCCAGTGGCTATGGTTTGTGCTGTTAGTGGGCCATTTAATTTGAGTAGTGCTCCTCCAGCCAATATAGACATTAACATGGGACCTGCTTTTCCCATAGTGGATGTCAAAGCATCAAAACCATTGGTAATTCCAGTGACTACATCCAGTGTCAGACCAAATAAGTCTAATAATCCACCCTCGTTTCCCAAAGACATGGCTAAAGATTGAAAAGCATTATTTAGCCTAGTAGTAGATGTCTGGACAGTATCTAGCCTTCTACCCATAGCCTCAGATGCCTCTCCACTGGCTGTAGCGGAAAGGGCGGCTACTTGTTGTACTCTAGCATAGTTTTCAATTAGAGTAGTTACAGCAGCCTGCCTACGGTTTCCACCACCACCAATGGCCCTAGCAGTATCTTGAAAAGCAGTATCGCTAATTAGTCCTAACTGCCTCTGTTGGTAGAGTTCGGTAGCAATACTATTAAAATCGCGAAGATTTCCTTCCGCATCTTTAGTAGCAATACCTAATTTATTAAGTTGTGCAACTGCTTTATCAGAATAGAATCCTGAAACAATTGCTTTGGCAGTATTGGCAACTTCTTTACCATTAGCAACACCCGTTTCTGCAATAGCAGCTAATAAACCATTTAATTCATCTACACTCATTCCAGCAGTTTCAGCAGCATCACCAAGAACGGCAAAACCCGTAGATAGTGTTTCTAGATCTACGTTAGCATTTTGAGTTGTTTTTACCCATTTATCAAGTAAAGATGTTCCTTGATCTAATTCAGTATCGGTTTGTCTAAGGGATGCGGCTAGGGTATCAATAGCAGCAGCCTCTTCCATTCCCGAAAGTTTTGCTAATATTAACGCATCTCTAAGTAATGTAGTACCAGTAGTAATTCTCTCAAAGGAAGAACCTAAGTTACCAGTAGCTCTATATGCTTGAGTAAAACTATCAATAGTATCACTTACACCAGTTCCTAAAGCATCTGCGGAGGATTTAGCTATATCAAATACTTCACCAACTCTTAGAGTAGAATCAGATACAGCAATCATAGCATTTGCTAGTCTGGTTTGGTTCTCAACCATATCAGAAACTAAGGTCTTAAGAGCATTTAGAGGCCCATAAATTAAAGCAATGGCAATTGACCACTTAGTTAGTTCTCGTAAATCCCTACCAATAGCAGAAGTTAAAGTTTGAAATTGTCTAGAGGTTGATTCAAGGTTATTTCCCGAAGGAGTATTATAATATCTTAATTTATTAGTTGCCCCGGTTTGATCTATCTGCTTCCAGTCTAATTGTTGCACCCCAGATGTTCCTATTGTAGTAATGTCTGGAGAACCTCTAAAACCAGCTTGTTCCGCCATAATTCTAGTTTTTGTATATCTTGGATTAGAATAAAACTCGCTGGCTACTCTTTGTTGCTGTAATACATCTGGTTGATTAAGAGCTTCATCAAGAGTTAGTCTAGCACTCTTTGCTGTTCCTCTATCTAATGCTTTATTTTCTCTTGTTGCAGCAGTAAAATCTTTTTCTACTTGAGCATGTTCATTTACAGATAATCTAAGTCTTTGATATGCTTCATTAAGTGCTTGATTATATGGATGAGTAATGTCTTTAAATCTTTCAATACCAGCATCTTGTGCTCCTACTTCTAGTTCCCTGCCTCTGTCAAAAGACAAATTCTGTCTCTGTGCTCTATTCCAAACAGCATTTATTTCTTGTTTTATTGCTGTAAGTCTGTTTAAGGCAGCTACTGCTTTTTGTGCTTCTAAAGAAAGACCAGAAGAGGGTTCGTTTCCTGTTCTTGTAAATTGAGTGGGGGATGCGCCTGCAATTTGGTTTCCTACTGCAAAGTTTGAATTTCCACTAGCGCGTGACAGAGTTTCCGAATTTTTCCATAGTTGAATATATCTTTGTAAAATAGATCTTTGTTGCTCATTAGCAAGAGGATTAGTATATGGAACTATCGGAGCAGTTCCTTCTCCCGTGTATGTAGTACCAGATACCCTAGTAAAACCCCGCCCAACATTTTTAAAGGGAAAACTACCCTGTCCGGTAGGAATATTAGATAGGGCTTGATTTCTTAGTGTAATTAATTCACGAAGTTGAAATTGAGCATCTACTATACTATTAATCCAAGTTTTAGGAACTGCGGTTCCCAAGGAAACTTGAGAAAAAGATCCTTGTAAATCTCTTAATCGTAACATAGACCGTTCTATGGCGGTATTAAGTAAATTCAAATTAATAATATAGTCTTGCAATGCCATATTTGCCATTTATTTTCAACCCTCAATATCAACGTCACGAATAATTATAGTATCACTATCAGAAGATTCTTTATTTCCTGTAACTCTTTCAAGCCAAGCCTCAAGTTCTGAAGAAGAACCATCCCAAAGGGTTTTGTCATCGGGTCGTTTAGATTTAGGCAGCTCATTCAGGTTGTCGATCTGCATTCTTTTTCTAATAACAAAACTTAGTGTGTAAGGTAAATCTGAAATATATTTTACTTTAGGATCTAGTGGAATTTGTAATGCTTTTGCTACAGACCATAAAGAAGCTATAGCATTACTTCCAGCTATTTTTTTAGGTTATCTGTATCCAACTCTAGGGAAGTATATTCGTTCATCAATCTTTGCTTTATTTCTGGAGCAATATTATCAAACTCATCAAAGTCTTTAAACATTCTAATCTTGAAACTCTTATCTTTATAGATACTAAAGTATACACACATCTCTTTGAATTTCTTAAATGATTCCTGTTCACAAAGTTCATTTATCATGAGAGATTCATATTTCTTTTGCAGTTCTTCATTGGAAAGATTAGAATATTCTTCTGAAAGTTTGTCTACTTTCTTTTTTAGATACTTACGAATCGCATCTTCTCGTTTCTTAGGATAATCATCAATTTCTTTCTGATATTTTTCCTGTTTCTCTAAAGAAGCATCAGAATCCGGTTCTTTGGGAATGTTGATCGTAATTTCCCTATAAGCATCTCTAGTTACATCTCTAAGATTTAGTCCTACAACTGCGTCTACTAGATTGGATTTGTCTACAACTTCTATATTCTGAATAAAAGCCATAGACTCATCACTAGATTTATCTTTTAGTTTTGCACGGAGTTCTGCACTCTTTCGTAAAGCAAACACTCTTGCTCTATTCAAATCCGCATCACCTACTAGTCTAATCCAAATTTTTGCTAAAATATTTCCATGTCCATCAGCAATTGCTGATTCTTTTGACCAAGAAAATAGCTTTGCGATATCAACATCACTCTTCTCAACTGGGGCCATAATCCAAATCCTTTCTGATAAAAGAATAAGGCATACATCTATCCCACCTAATGTATGCCTTTAATCATCCTTTGTTAATAAATTGTCTGTAACTGAGCACCAAGGTATTCCTTCAATGGTGTCAAATCTAGAGAACCATCTTTTCTTTCTTTAAGTCTTATTACATTATATCCTAGTTCTTTTAATTTCTTATTTTGCTTTTCGTCTTTACCCTTATTCATCTTTTCACTATGCCAGTAATAACCATCAGCATAAATACATAAATTTAATTCTGGTATGAAAGCATCGGGAATAGTAAAAGAAAGACCAAATTGTTTTTTATATTGTTTTTGAAAAGAGTCTAAACAAGCATATAGTTCATGCTCAATTCTGGTTCCTTTGCTGTGTGTTCCTGCTAAAAAACAACTTTGGCTACAGTGTCTTTGTCCTTTTCTGTATGGAAATTCTTTTCCACAGGTTTCACAAATAAGGGGTTTAAACTTTCTTGGGTGTTCCCTATCTATAAATAGTTTTCTGCACTCCTTGGAACAAAACCTTGGACCTCGTGTTTTTCGCCTAAAGGTATTCCCACACACATCACAAACCATATTTGGAAGAGTTCTATGAGATATGTAAAAACACTCTCTAGAGCAGTATTTCATTTTATTGGCTTTTGGTTTAAATTCTATACCACAAATTGGGCATATTCTAGGTAGTATGCTTCTGCGGCAAACTCTTTTGCAATTATTAGAACAATATTCTTGCGTTTTCTTTCTTGGTTCAAAAGATTTACCACAAACTTTACAGGTACTTTCTGTGTGTACTTGTCTAGCCTTTCTCGCGCAAGTATTAGAACAACATTTTACCCTAGACTTTACATTATAAAACTCTTTTCCACACATTATACAGAGTTTTAGTTTTCTCTGCGATTTAGTTCCAATACCATTACACTTCTTTGAGCAATATTTTTTTCCTCTTTTATTGGTTTTGATCATCTTTCCACAGACAATACAAGGAATGCTCAAATAATGATTTCGTGAATTCTCATAGCAAATTCTGGAGCAAAACTTTTTTTCTTTTTTATCTGTATTAAAATCTGCACTACAAAACGAACAGTTTTTTAGCATATTTACCACCTTTCCCAGAGGAGGTAAGGGGGAAAGTCCTCACCTCCTCTATGGTAAAACTGATTTTTATAGATTATGGGGCAATAGCTCCCGAATAAATAATTAAACTTCCTGTCGTACTCTTGAAATTGAAAACGCTCGAAGCGTTTCCTCCCGTATTAACCGAATAGGAATCGCCGACAATTGTGATAGATGGTATTTCTATCGATTTTAGTATGGTATATGGAGCAGTGGTTGTATCGCAAGGATCTTGTAGTTCGATAATTAATGCTACAGGAGTTGCATCACAACCTTCACCGGGTTGCCACTCTACACCAGAACCAATAGTTCCATAGGTAAGCAGAGAAATCAAATCGGTATCAGTATCTAGTACTGTGATTGAACCCTCAATCGTAGGAACTTGTCTCTGATATCCAACAATATCCCTACTACCCATTTGTTTAACCCCCTGTACTTGCATGTTACCATTAATTGTAACTGACTGCACACGAGGAATATCATTTGCTAAAATACTAACTACCGCATCTTTACCCTTAATAGCAGAAGGCATACTTGCATCACCAACATCTGCCCAAGCAGTACTAGCATCTGAATGATAAACTGCAATCAGTTGACTAACTACAGTATCAGCAGCATTGAGAGTAATGGTTTTATTACCAACACCATTCGCTAGATATTCTCCTTCATCAGGAGCACCGGTAACTTCGGTTAGATAATTACCATCTGCAATAATAGACAGAACATAATTACCATTTCGTAATTGAATTGGGGTTTCAGTAAGAGTGAAGGAAACTCCAGAACCAGCGGGCTCCTCAGCAACTACATCATATTTAAACCAGCGTTTTTCCGAACCAATTAGGGTATAGTCCTCAGTAGATTCACCATCAACTGTATAGGAGAAAGAGAAATCCCTAACTTGTAATCTACGACCATGA